AAGTATTGATTTAAGATTTGACCGTTATAATTAAATAACGGCGCACCATTGCCGTGATAAGCGATTGTTATACCGCTTATCAGAGTACTCAAGATGATCTTCGCCTACTTCCGACAAGGAAAATAGGTCAAACTTCTGTTGAGGTTTGTGGAAGAACTTCAAGAGTGCGGGCAATCCAGAAAGGCGGTCTAAAACCCGTTTGGGCTTTATGACAGTTCCACGGAATTCAAATCTGTGGAGACTCTTATTCCATCTTCCGATGGTATAAGCGTTCATTCTAGTTGTCCAGCCAAGTGCTGACGAATCACGCGTGACTAGTGGGAGCTTTCCTATAAGCTCTTCCACGAATTCACGCATGAACGTTGCAGAATGGCAGTATCCTTTCTCCCAAAGGAGATTGGATACAGAAACCATATTGCATATAGCAACTTGACTCTTGGCATTGCGTTTGGATGGCCAGTGTCTAACATATACGGGAGTTATATCTATACCCGCATATGCGTCAACACCGCAGCTTTCTCTGAAATATCCTTTCGAGAAGCTTTTAGTAACATTGGGCTTTAAGCCAAATGCTACAAGCCATTCAACGACACTACTATAGTATCTAGTGTCTACAATGATATCATCACCGTAGACCTGGACACTATTAGAGGCTATACGCGACACATTCTTTACCGTTGGTCTACGACCAACAACGTCTAGAATAGCACCAATGCAAATTAATGCAAAAGTGATACTCTGGACTGGGAATGTAGTAGCGTTACCCATACCAGCATACTTCTGGTGCGCTATTTGGATTGCTCCAAATTTCACACTGGGCGTACGTGCCCCCGACATAAGTTTGTTGAACTCATGGAAGGGCGCAAAGATTTCCTGGACAAGTTCATTGTCCAGAAGATCAGATGCGGACTTTAGGTCTATCGTACTAGTATGACGAGTTAGGGAACCGTCAAGGGCCAATTTTTGGTTGACGTCCTGACGATCAAGAGCAATGCATCCTGAAAGCGGACTTTTGCAAATAACATTGCGCAAGTACGCATTCAGGCCACCCTGAACGAATTGGTTCAGATGTGGTTCAACTGTGATAAGTCTCACAGCAGTTTTCTGCTTTGGGACTGCCACTACTTTGCTCAAGAAGCCTCTAGCCTCTGCGAGGGTTTCCTCAATCGGTCCATAAGCTCCAAGGAGTTCTGGATAGATTGTGTCACCAAAACGGCTATCCGAAAGGAGAGCCGATGGCAGATATCTCCATTTATCATTTGGAGACATCCCCTCACAAACAGCACCGGGACCGTGCTTGCCGGTAAGCGATGTAGGGCTAAACCTGTGAAGGTCAGACAAACATAGCTGAGCAAGCGACTTGAGTATGAAAAGCTTTCTTTTGTCTCGGCTCTCACGAGCCTTGACTATATGCTCTTCATTCTCAATATACTCGATTTGAGCCTTCCTAAACAACTTAGTTTGATTAGA